GTCTCCGATGACGGTGGCCGCATCCCGCCACTCGACAACAACGAACTCCAGCGCTGGGCTGGAAAACGAGAGATCGCCGCCCGACTGAAGGCGGCGCTGTACGCCGATCTTAACAACATAGAGGAACTTTAGATGTCCGAAGAAATGACCGAAGGCGCTGTCGAAGAGACGGCTACCCCCGAGGCAACTGAGGCAACAACCGAACACTCGTGGATGGACGGCATCGAGGACGACAAGGTCCGCGGTCTTGCCGGCCGTTACACAACACCGGCCGCCATGGCGAATGCGCTCTATGAAGCGAACCGCGAACTCAGCCAACGCGTGAAAATGCCAGGCGACGACGCGTCGGATGAGGACCGCGCCAAGTTCAACAAGCAGCTCGGCGTCCCCGAGACCCTGGACGATTACGATCTGTCGCAGCCGGAAGGTTTCGACAGCGAGCTCTACGACACCGAGGAATACCAGACACCGATCAAAGCGATCGTCGCCGACATGCACGCCAAAGGTGCGAGCCAGGCGGTCGTCAGCGCCATGCTGACAAAGTATCTCGAGATCGAAGCCGCCGGTAAGGCCGAGATCGCCCGTCGAGATCAGGAGTACTTGAACAAAGCCGAGGCCGATCTCCGAAAGGAATGGGGCAGCACATACGACGAGAATGTCGCCTTTGCGAACGATTACCTGACGGCGTCCCCCGATCTCGTGCAGCTCGAGCTCAGAGACGGCACGCTGCTCGGCAGCCACCCCGCGTTTGTGCGCCAGATGGCAGAGGTCGGGCGCTTGACGAACGAAGGCCAACTGCGTTTCGGCATCGCCGGAAGCGACGCAGCGGCGGACATGCAGACGCAGTACGACACACTGTCCCGCGACATCCACACGGCCTATCAGCGTGGTGATCGATCGCAGGCGGCGTCGCTGTCGGTGCAGCGCTCCGCCCTGGCGGAAAAGCTGCACGGCAATGAAAGCGTCGTCGGAGCTGGTCGAGCTGTATGATTGCAGACCCGGACGAACTGACCACCGCGAGAGGTCTCGATGACGCGATCATCGGGGTCGGGTACCGCTGCGGTCAGCCACCGGTTGTCGTCTACGCGGTCGAACGTGTCATCGAGATCCTGATGACCCGCGACGGCATGTCAAACGACGAAGCAATCGAGTTTTTTGAATTTAACATTGAGGGTGCGTGGATGGGGAACACCACACCGCTGTTCATGCACCCGGCCTCTTGCGAGGACCTGCAGGTACACTGATGAAGCGACGCATCCACGTCAATCAGCACGTGATTCGGCGGAATAACAAGCAAGGCGAGAGCGAGCCTCCGATCACCGTAAAGTCGTCAAAGTCAAACGAGTACTGCACGAGCGTCACCGTGAACGGTCCCTGCAAGGTGATCTACTCGCCCGACAAACCGCTCTCGTGTGGCGCCAAGGTCTGGATCGAAACGGACGCAGACGTCGTCCTGGAAAGATAGGACATATGGACAAGTTAACCGAGTTGGTCGCCGCCAAAGCGGCAATGCCAGCCGAATGGATTCAACCGTCGACCGAGATTTCGAATCTCCAAATCGACAGTCTGGATTTTGTCGAGCTCATCTTCGAGATCGAAGAGGCATACGACATCAAGATACCGACCGACTTCGACGGAGGGTTCACGACAATGGCAGACCTCTCCGGCGCCATCGATCGGCTCAAGAATTCTGAGGCGTCAGTCTCCGAATAACCAACGCCCCGCCGGCACCCCGCTCCGCGGCCCGGCAGACAAGCGTTACTAGCAACTCTGAGGCGCTGACTGGGAACTATTCGCGGCCCCTGCGAAGGGCATCCCGCAACCGTTCCGCTCGGCTATCCCGGAAGAGGTTTGCACCAATCGACAAAATCTCGAATGGAGGCAAGCCAGATGGCTACTTCAATCACGACGTCCTTCGTACAAGAGTACATGACTGATTTACACCATGTATTTCAACGCGAAGGCTCAATGCTAAAGGACACCGTCTTCCTGAAAGACGGTATCGTTGGTTCCACCGCTCACTTCCAAAAATTGGGCACCGGCACCGCAACCACCAAGTCACGCCATGGTGAAATCACACCGATGAACGTGACGCATACTGCACCATCCGTCGCCTTAGCAGACTTCTATGCCGGCGAATGGAGCGACAGCCTTGACGAAGCCAAGGTCAACATCGATGTCAGATTGGCCTATGCTAAATCCGGCGCGATGGCTCTCGGCCGTAAGGTTGACGAGCAGATCACGACCGTTCTCGATAGCACCACGCAATCGACCGTTACCTTAGCGGTAACCTCGGCTGCGGCTATTCAGGCCGGGCTGATCTCAATGGTCGAAGCCCTGGACGCCAACAGCGTTCCGAACGACGGCCAACGCTACGGCGTTCTGACACCTCGTGCTTATGCACAGGCGATGGTCGTCGAATCCTTTGCCAGCTCGGACTATGTCGGCGCCAACGGATTACCCTTTGGCGAGGGCATTCCGGGGCACCGGAAACTCCGCGACTGGTTAGGTGTAAAATGGGGGATGCTTCCCTCTCTGCCGGGGCAAGGTACCTCGACGGCGAAGTGTTTCGTCTACCACAAGAACGCGGTCGGCTATGCGATCCAAAAGGCCGATCGAAACGTCAGCGGCGGCGAAAACGTCTCTGCCGACATTACGTGGCACGGTGATCGTGCGGCGTATTTCATCAACCACATGATGAGTGGTGCCGCTGTCATGATCGATGACACCGGCGTTATTGAGGCCAACCTCAATGACACCACTGCCATCGCAACGAGCTAGGAGGGATTTGATATGGCTTATTCAGCTTCAAACTTAACCCAACTGGCCCACGGCGCTGGGTTCAAAATGTGGGTTTATAAATCCGCAGATGCAATTGCAACTGTGAACACCGCGAATTACTTCGCGGATGCGGCGCCGATGTTGTCGGTTCGCGATCTTATGATCGTGATCGACACCGCGACGCCGACCACACATTTCGTAACAGTGTTGAGCTGTGACGGAGTGTCAACGTGCGACGTCTCGGACGGCACTGCCGTCGCGGAAACGGACGGCGACTAGATGGATTGGGGCGGCTTTCGGGTCGCCCCTTTTCTTTCCAAAACATTTATGAGGTTACCCATGACCGCGCGATCGCGACCGGAAGATATCGAGTACATCTCTCGTCTCAAGTTCGGCAGCCAGTTCAATTACACGCCCGAGCACCACTCCAAAGACGATGTCGACGCCGACAACTATTTCCATAATATCTCGAGCCGCTACTTCGCACCCGGCGACGAGATCCGCGTGAACATCAAACACGAGGACAAGTCGTGGTCCAAACGCTGGTATGAGGTGATCGCCATCTCGCCCGAGACGACCGTCATCGAGCCCGTCGGCGCCTGGCAGCAACACAACAAACCCAAACGCAAAGCGGCAGCGCCTGTCAAAGAGGCGGCCTAGCGGATGGCCTCCGAGGTCTCGATCTGCAACATCGCGCTGCAGCTCATCAAGCACTCGAAGCAGATCACGTCGCTGACGTCCGGCACCAAAGAAGCGAACGCGGCCGAACTGGTATATGACGAGATGCGCGATCTACTGCTCGATATGCATCACTGGAATTTTGCCACCCGGCGCGTCCAGCTCGGCCAGCTATCTGTTGATAGCGCACCGGCATTCGAGTGGGATCACGCGTATCAGCTCCCGGCCGACTTCATTCGTGTGATGTCTGTGCATGAGCACGACACCGGTGATGATATGGTTGCGTACAAGATCGAAGGCGATCAGATCCTTGCCGACGCCGACGAGATCTATCTGCGCTATGTCGGTCGTGTCGAGGATCCGAACAAAATGCCACCGACGTTCCGGCGCGCTCTATCGAAGCTCGTCGCAGCCCAGCTCGCGACAGCGCTCTCGAGCTCGGTCAGCCTTTCGAAAGAGCTGTTCGCTCAATTCCATGATCAAGACCTGCCGTTCGCGAAGAGCACAGACGCAATCCAGAACTTCGCGGATCAGCTCCCCGAAAGTAGTTTTATCTCGGCGCGCTTTGGTGGCGCCCGCAGCTATGAGCCTGGGGATCCACCCTCTTGAGTTTCCAGACCCAACCCAATCAGGAATCGTTTAACGCTGGTGAGTTCGGCGAGAAGATGGCGGCGCGACTGCAGTTCGCCAAATATCCCAACGCCGGCAGTCAGTTCGAAAACATCATCCCGTTACCCCAGGGCGGTTTCACCTATCGTCCTGGCACGCGGTTCATCTCGAACTGCAAATCAAATTCTGTGCGCTCCTGGTTGCTGCCCTTTGTTTTCAGCAACATCCAATCATACGTCCTCGAACTGTCCACCGGGACCATACGGTTTTTGAAAGACCAGGCGATCATAAGCGCCGCGGATGTCGGGGCGGCGATCACGAACGGGACGTTTGCCGATAACGTCTCGAGCTGGACCGCCGCGGCGGGCAGCCTGACCCACGACGCCACCAACGATCGCATGATCATCTCGGCAAGCGGAGGGCGGGCCCAGCAATCGGTGACAACGTCGACCACCGGCGTCGAGCATGTGATGCGTTTCACTGTCCATGGTGCGGCGGGCGACAAGATCACCGTTCGCGTTGGTTCGGGTGCGGGCGGCTCGCAGCTCCTCGCCGATAAAATCTCGAAGGTCGGATATCACACCGTCGCCTTCACACCGGCAGCCTCGCCGTTTTTTGTGGAGTTCCAGAACGACATGGGCAAGACCGTCTCGGTCGACAACATAGAGATCCTCGATAACGTCCCCGTCGAGTTGCAATCCCCCTTCCTCGAGGCAGACCTCCCCAATATTTCATATGTGCAAAGCGCCGACGTCATGTACCTGGCCCTTGGCGGTGCGGTGCGCCCCTATCGCCTCGACCGGTTCGGGCATTCGTCCTGGTCGCTCACGCAGGTGCTGTTCAAAGACGGGCCGTACCTCGACCTGAACGACGAGACGACCACAATGACATCGTCCGCCGGGACCGGTCTTGGTGTGACGATCACCGCTTCCGCTGTCACCGGTATCAATGACGACCTCGGTTTCCGGGCGACGGATGTCGGGCGAATGCTTCGCATGAAGTCCGGCTCAAATTTCGGGTTCGCGCAGATCGTCGGCTTTACGGACACCCTCAATGTTACGGCGGACGTGCTTGGCGAAGCGCTGCCAACCGGCACCACCACCGACTGGCGGCTTGGTGAATACAACGACACAGATGGCTGGCCGTCTGCGATCAGTTTCATTCAGCAACGCATGGCCCTGGCGTCGACCCTGAAAGAGCCACAGAAGTTTTGGCTGTCGGTGTCTGGCGACATCGAGAACTTTCAGGATTCAGACAAAGAAGGCGACACCCTCGACGACAGCTCGATTGTGTTCCGCCTGGCAGCCCAGCGGGTCAATACGATCCTATGGTTCGCAGCCCGCAAGAAACCAATCATCGGCACGCAGGACGGGAACTGGACGCTGCGATCCGAAGGCGCGATCCTGACGCCGAGCGACATCGCGGCGGACTTCGAAGTGACGTCCGGCTGCGCCAAAGTACCGCCGGTCGAGATCCGGTCCCGACTGGTGTTTGCCCAAAAGCAGGGTCGAAAGATTGTCGAGTTCGCTGACGTTATTCAGTCCAACGGCCTCGAGGGTTTCGATGCGTTCGACCTGACACTCTTAAACGACCGCGTGCTGAAAGACGGCGTCGTCCAGATGGCGTTCCAGCAAGAACCGGACAGCATGATCTGGTGCGTGCGTGGGGACGGGCAGTTATCAGCGCTCACCTATCAACCGGACCAGGACGTCCTCGGATGGTCGCGCCACATCATTGGCGGCAGCTTCCAGGGCGCCAACGCGGTCGTCGAAAGTGTAACCACCATCCCTGGTCAATCCGCCAGCGGCCAATTCAAATCGAGCGCCGCCCGAGATGAGGTGTGGCTTGTCGTCAAACGTGAGATCAACGGGTCGACCGTTCGCTCGATCGAATGCATGGAGAAGATTTTCAATGGTGATGAGGATCTGCAGGAAGACGCTTTTTATGTGGATTCCGGCCTGACGCTCGACAACCCGCTCGCGATCACCGGCGTCACGAAAGCCAACCCCGGCGTCGTCACCAGCACCGGCCATGGTCTGAGCAACGGTGATGACATCCGCATCACCCGCACGATCGGGATGGTCGAGCTTAACAACACAAGTTTTAAAGTCGCCAATGTCACCACCAACACCTTCGAGCTGCAGGATACATCCAGCGTCAACGTCAACACCACCGCATTCAACACCTATAAGACGGGCGGCGAGATCCGCGAAAAAGTATCCGCGATCTCCGGGCTCGGCCATCTGGAGGGAGAGACCGTCCAGATCTTTGCGGACGGCGCGGTCCAGGCATCGAAGGTGGTGAGCAGCGGTGCGATCACGCTCGATGCCGAGGCGTCGCTGGTTCACGTCGGCCTGCAATACGACCGAAAATTTAAATCGTTAAAACTATCGTTCGGATCCAATAACGGGTCCGCACTGGGGCGGCCCAAATCAATTGCCGATGTCATCCTTGTCGTCATGGAGACAGGCGAGGGGGCGCTCTCCCTGGCAACGGTCGAGGACGGTGTCACGGGTTCGGCGACCGAGCTCGATCTCCGCAGCGCCACCGACATCGATGGTGACCCTGTTAATTTCTTTAGCGGCGAACTGCGCCTCGGCGTTACCGCCGGGTTCGACGACGACATCCGTGTGTTGCTCCAGGGCACCGCACCACTGCCGGCAACCATCCTCGCCCTGTCCCCGGAGCTCGATACAAGCTCATGATCCGCCAGATAACCCTTGAGGAGCTCACCAGTGCGGCTGAGTTCGACGGCCTGTTCGACGCATACCGCGCCGAAGCGGCCATCGATGACCTGCCTATGCCGTCCTACGAGGCACATATCTATCGATCGATGGAGGCAGCGGGGCTGCTGCATATTCTGGGCGCGCACCAGGGAAACAGATTGATCGGTTTCTTGAGCCTGATCGTCTCGGTCCTGCCCCATTACGGTATGACGTGCGCGACAGCCGAGAGCTATTTCGTGGACGCCAGGCATCGCCGCGGCGGCGCCGGCATCAAACTACTGCGGAAAGCCGAGAGCCTGTCCGAGGAGCTCGGGGCGGGCGTCCTTTTGTTGAGCGCGCGACCGGACAGTCCGCTGTCGGTCATTCTGCCGCGATCCGGCTATGCGCCCGCCAACACCGTTTTCTATCGGCGGCTGGCAGCATGACGGCTCTGGCAGCGACCACAACCACGATCCCGGCAATGACCGCCGAGACGATCGAGCAAGTCCGAGCGTTCGAGCAACTGGTCCGCCAGGAGCCCCAGGTTGTGCTCGAGACCTCTCATGTCCTGCACGCTGGGATGTACGCACGCACCATCGTCGTGCCGGCAGGCATCGTGCTCTGTGCCACCCTCATCAAGCTCCCGACGATTGTCATCGTCCAGGGGCACGCAGCCTTTCACACAGGCGACGGCGAGACCATCGAGGTGGAAGGCTACCAGGTCATCCCCGCGGCCGCTGGGCGCAAACAGGTGATCTACGCGCACGCGGATACCTGGATCACCATGGCGTTCCCGACCACCGCAAAAAGCGTTGAGGATGCCGAAAACGAATTCACCGACGAGGCCGATACGCTCGGATCCCGTCGATATGATTGCAACACCACCACCATAACGGGGGTATAGAAAATGTCAGGATGGGCAACCGCAGCCGCCGTCGCCTCCGCCGCCATAGGCGCGGCTGGGGCGATGAGTTCGGCAAAAGCGGCCAAAAATATGGCCTCCACCGAGGCCGAGCTGGCAGAACGCCAGGCGAGGCGCGACAAGCAGATCGGCGCCATGCAGGCGTCACAATCGCGAGAGTCGAGCAAACGGACCGAGGCGACACAACGCGCGCTACTCAACGAGCGCGGCGGCGACGCCGGGACCGGCAGCGCGCTCCTTGTCCAGGAGGAGCTTGCCGAGGAGGGTGAGTTCAATGCCCGCCTGATCGAAAACAACGCCGCGGCGTTGGCATCGAGCTCACAGGCGCAGGCCGTCCTTGCACAGGCGCGCGGGCGTAACGCAGCGCGGGCCGGAATGTTCCGCGCAGGCAGCGCATTGTTAAGCGGCGCGTCGTCCGTCGCTAAAATAAACACGCCGAAGCCGCCGCCAAAAGCAGGAATAGAGTAAACGCATGGCAACCACTCTCCCCACCGTCGATAACGTCATTGGTAAAGTCCAGCCGCAGCGCCTGCCCCGCGTCAATGTCCCCGCGGGCGCGTTCCAGACGCCGGAGGCCGAACTCAATGCGATGGCAGACACCGTCCAGGGTTTTGCGCTCGATCGCTTTAGCGAATTAAACCAAACGGAAGGCCAGGAGTTAAGCACCGAGTTCAATACGCGGGCGCGTCTGCTCGAGCAGGGAAATGGTAAAGACGAAAAAGATCCGGAATATGAGGCGGGGTATCTCAATCAGCTAGGCAAAAACGCCAAAGACGCCCGCGCGGACTATGAAACAAGACTGCAGAAAATCCGCGACGAGATATCGGAGAGAGCGTCAAACGGTCACGTGCAGAAGCTCTTTAATACAAGCGCCGACGCGCGCCAGGAACAATATCT